GCTGGTTGCCGTTGACGGCAGCCGCCCGCTCGCGCGCCTTGTCCTCGGCGACCATCTGGTTCTCGCGCTGGCCGTACTCGGTGAGCAGGTAGCGGCGGGCATCCGGCCGGAACTGCGGCGCCAGAGCGTCGAGGTAGCCCTGGATGCGGCCCTGCATCAGGCTCAGCTTCTTGCCGCGATCGATGTCGGTGCGCGCCTGGATCAGCCCCAGCTCGGTGTTGGCGCTGCGCTGCAGGTCGGAGATGGCGTTCTGCTCGAGCGTGTTGGTGAAGTGGGCGACGTACTCCGGCGTGCCGTAGGGCGTCACCACCTTGCCGTACTGGCCGAGCGGGTCTTTGCTGACCGCCTCGCTCGAGTATTTCTCGGCATCGAGCTTGGCGCGCTGCGCGTCGTCGATCGCCGCGTTCTGGTTCGACTGCTGCTGCAGCGTGGCGCTGAGCTGGTTGAAGGCGTTGGAGATGTCGGGGGCGCGCACGCCCTCGCCGCTGGCCTTGGGCAGCTCCTTGCCGCCGATCAGGGAAACGGCGGGGCGCTGGATCTGGAGGGGTTGCAGGGCCATCAGGCTGGCGATGCCGTTGTGACGGTGTAGCCGGACGTTCGCCCGCGGTTGGCGGCGAAGGTGCCGATGTCGCCGAGGATCGACGCGCCGGCCTCGACGAAGGCGGTCTTCGCCGCGGTCTTGGCCTTCCAGCCGGCGACCTCGATCTCGTACTTCTTGCGCCCCAGGATCTGCCCGGAGTTGAAGTCGAGCCGCGCCACGTCGTTGGTCGCCACCCGCTTGTTGTAGCCGTAGATGCCCTGCGCATAGCTGACGTTCTCGTCGAGGCCGCTGGCCGACAGCGCCGCCCGGTTGGTGCTCTCCGAAACCCTGAGCTGCTCGAGCCGGTCGTTGGTGTCGCCGATCGCCTTGATGCGCTCGTTCTCCATCTCGACCTGCAGCTGCTGCTGCTCGATCTGGGCCTGCTGCTTGGCGATTCCGGCCTGCATGGCGGCCGAGGCCAGCGAGCCGACGACGGAGAGTACGAGGCCAATGATCGGCGGGCACATCAGATGGACACCTCATGGACGATGCCCATGACCAGCATGGGACCGGGCGTCGGCTGGGTGATGACGATCGACGGGTCGACGCCGTAGCCGAGGTGGCGGACCTTGTGCTTGCGCGACACCTGTGGCGGCGGTAGCGTCGGATCGCCGCCCGACTGGTAACCGAACAGCTCGACGCCGTTGACCGCGGCGCTGGCGGTGCGGGCGAAGTGGATGCTGGAGGAGACGATGCGGCGGATCTGCGCGGTCATCGAGCCGTCGGTCATCTCGCGGTCGGGCGGCATCGGCTGGGCGATGATGCCGTAGTCGAAGCCGGCGACGATCGCGGTGACCGGCTCCGGCAGCGTGACCACACCGGCGGCCGTCGCCACGAAGCTGCCGAGCAGGTAGCCGTTCGACATTACCTGCACGGTATTGCCGGCATAGGCAGTGCCGAGCACCCACACCGCCGACGGGATCGTCGACGACAGCCGGATGGCGCTGTCGAGCCAGACGTCGTCGGCGTCGAGCTCGAGCCGGTCGAGGTAGTACTCGCCGTCGCGCTTGACCGAGAAGAAGATCGAGCTGCCGATCACGCAGACGCTGTCGAACAGGCCGCCGCCGCCCGCCGTGAACAGCGTCCAGCCCGCCAGCTTCTCGGCGCGGATCGAGTGGAACACCGCGCAGGTGCCGTTGGCGTTGATGAAGAAGGCGTACTGCTCGGCCCGCGTCGCCGTGCCCGGCAGCACCGCCAGGTCGTTCGGCTTGTTGATCATGTGGCTGGCCAGCACCGACAGCGGCGGCGCGACATGGCTGTCGGTGTTGTAGTCGTAGACCAGCTCGCGGACGTTCTTGCCGTTGCGCTGCGCGAAGAGGGTGGCGCCGTCGAACAGCTTCGGCCGCACGTTGGGGTCGGCGCCGTAGCCGGTCTGGGTGATGACCTTGAGCGAGCCGGGGGTGATGGGCTCGCCGTTCTGCACCTCGACCACCGCCTCGTTGAGCTCGGTGAAGACCTGCAGCACCTTGGCCGAGACGAGGTGGACGATGCGCGAGGTCGCCGAGATGGTGCCCTGCACGCTCTCGTCGTCGAGCCCGTCGCGGACGTTGAAGTCGAAGTAGTCGCCGACCGCCGATCCGGCCAGGAACGTCGGCGCGCCCTTCGAGCCGGCCATCCACAGCCGGTTCTCGTGCAGCGCGATGGCGCCCGGCCAGCCGCGGCGGTCGGACCAGACCTGCTCGGTGTAGGACTGCAGCGTGGTCGGCGAGACCGGCTGGATGGTGACGTTGGCGCCGCCGCCGTCGCCGCCGCTGGTCGAGAAGACCGTGCCGCCGGCGGTGTCAATGACGAAGGAATAGTGGTCGGGATCGATGATGCCGATCGTGCGGATGCCGTTGATCTTGTCAGCCGGGATGCCGAACAGGTCGGTCGAATTGTCGACCCTGACCACAGCGTGGCCGGTGGCGTCGGCGACGATGCCGTGCTGGGCGTGCGTCACCTCGATCGACTGGTCGCCAGCCCGCTCGACGAAGAACGGCGCGATGCCCAGCTCGGCGCGCACGGTCTGGCGGACGTAGACGCTGGCCGTCGACGCGCTAGTGACGTTGACGATCTGGATCTCCTTGTCCCAGATCCGGATGCGCTCGCCCTCCCACAGCACCGACAGCACCGCCGGCGTGATGGTCAGGGTGCGCAGCACGCTGTTGCTGGCGGTGAAGTCGTTGAGGCCGACGTGGTTGCCGGTCACCGGGGCGTAGCGCAGGAACGGCTGGTTGAGCACGTTCTCGGCGGTGTCGGTGCTGAACTGCAGCTGGTCGACGCTGAAGCTGGTCAGCGTGATGCGACGCAGCCGGCGGATCTTGAAGCTGGTGTGGACCAGCAGCATCACGTCGCCCTTCTGGATGAAGTTGATCTCCCAGACCACGGCGTCGGTCAGCCACGGCATCGAGCCGGCCGAGTACAGCTGCGTCCCGGCTGCGTCCCAGACGCGGATGGTGCCGGGCGTCAGGCCGACGATGTACTTCTCGTCGGCGTCGAAGTCGAACTCGAACAGCCGCACCCGCGTCGCGCCCATGGTGCGCAGCGTGCGCATGCCAGGCCGCCGCTCGGCGCCGCCGGTCGAGCGCAGCAGCATGTTGCGCAGGTTGCGGGCGCCGCTCGGCAGCGCCGGGCTGTCGATGCGCATGGCGAAGTCGGGGTCGATCTCGCCGGCCCGCCAGTCGGTCTGCACTGTCCGCAACGGGGCGCGGTAGTTGCTCATGCCCTACGCGCCTCGAGGATCGAGCGGCGTCCTCCCACCCTGAACTTGCGGCTGGTCTGCTGGCGGCTGTCGGCGTTCTTGGCCAGCCGGAAGTAGGCGTCGATCTGCTTGGTCAGGCCATCCTGCAGGTCGAGCTTGGCGGACAGGGGGAAGGCCAGCTTGGCGGCCAGTGCCACCTCGATCAGCGCGGTGAAGTAGCCCGGCCAGAAGGCGATCGGCGGCTCGCGGGTGAACACGCAGAAGACGTTCTCGCTGGTTCCGGCGTTGCACTGGATGGTGTTCTCGAAGCGGTCGAACGGGATGTCGACGCCCGACGCGCCGGTGCGCAGCGCCTGCACCGAGATGCAGTTGGCCGGCTCGACGTAGGACGCCTGCCACGTCGACAACGGCGGCGTCGGCGCGCGGCCGAGCTGCTCGGTGCGGCTGGCGAATCGCCACGGGTACAGGCTCAGCCAGTGGTCGACGCAGGGCTGGTAGAGGTGGGCGCAGGCGAGAGCCTCCGTCGAGGATGCCGAGAACGATCCGACCGGGTTAGCGCCGATCATCACCAGTGCCGCCGAGGCGACCTCGAACTTGGTCAGTGCCACTGTCGCTCCTTTCGTGGAAGGGAGGAGCGGAAGCTGACGAGCCTGCGGACCCGCCCCTCCCCCGTCAACGCATCAGGGAGGATGCGTTACGTGCCCAGCGCGATGGTCACGACGGGCGCGCCGGTGGCCGAGGTGACAACGTAGTCCTGCAGCGCAGAGCCGGCCGTCGAGACGACGTGGATGACGTCGCCCTGGTGCAGCCTGCCGGTGATGGCGTTGAAGTAGCCGGCGCCGGCGACGGTCGCGGCGTTGTCGGCAGCGGCATTGTAGCTGTGGATCTGGCGGCCACCGCCGCTGTTGGTGTGGAACTTTGCAGGGTCGAGAGCCATGTTACTTTTCTCCGTGAGCGTTGAGGGGTGAAGCGGGCAATTGCCCGATCACTCCACGATGTGGACCTCATAGACGCCGATCGGGTCGATCAGCACCGCGCCCTGCGACATGAAGCTGGTCGCCAGGTGGGCAACCCGCTGCGGCACGTAGTTGATCTCGCTCTTGACGTCCTGCCCGGAGGCGAAGCCGACGGCGGTCTTGTGGTAGAAGAACTGGCTGCGGTCGGCAGGGGTGCCGGGCAGGCCCGAGAACTCGAACCACGTGAAGCTCATCCAGCGCTTGGCCGACATGCCGCCCTTGTAGGGGAGCTGGTCGTTGCCGATGAAGTCGGCGCTGGAAAAGGCGGTGATCGGCAGCAGGTCGACCCAGCCGGCGGCCGAGATGGCGGCGAAGCGGTTGCCGTCGTCGGGGATCGAGTTGTTGCCGAAGTAGGTGAACACCGTCTCGATCTTGGCCTGGGTCAGGCCGGTGCCGCCATGCGCGATGACGTTGGTGGCGGTATCCATGGCGACGGTGATCAGCTCGTCGGTCTTGCGGCCGAGCGCATAGGCGCCGGCATCGGCGGCGATCTGCCGCTCGTTGATGTTGATCTTCAGCTCGTCGAGCTTGTCGATGTAGTCGCCGGCATACCAGTCGCCGAGGATGCACTCGATCGGGTCGTGCGGCACTTCCATCGTCGAGATCTCGGCGTGGCGGGCCTTCTGGACGGCGACGCCGGTGCCGACTTTCTGGAAGGTGGTGGAGCTGCCCGTGACGTTGTCCTTGGTGCGGACCGTGTTGCGCAGCTTGGAGCCCATGCGCTGGTAGGCGACGTGGACATCGCTCTCGTACTGCTTGACGAAAGCGTCGGAGACTTCCTGTGACATGATGATTTCCTTCGGGTTGCGGGGGATCCGAAGGTTGTTCCGGGGTGGTCGGGGCTCGAGGGAGTTGTTCCCGGCGTCACGGGCCTGTCGTGGCGCGGATCATTGATCCCGCCGATTGTCGCTGTCAACGCAGGGACTTGATCATTCCGTGGAAGCCGCGGTCGTAGCCGAGCCGCTGGTAGAGGTGCAGCACCCGCTCGTCGTCGATGCCGCTGGAGATCCCGAGCGAGATCTCGTAGACGCCCTTGCCGCGCCCCCAGTCCTCCAACATCGCCAGCATAAGACGCACCGCGCGCAGTGTCCGATACGGCTCCGCAATATAGAAACCGATATCTGTGACTGTTCGTACATAACTGAAGTAATGCTCGTGGCAGACCGCCAGCAGGTAGCCCTGCACCTGGTCGAGCGCATTGACGGCGGCGGTGCAGAAATAGTCGGGATTGTGCAGCGCCAGCTCGAACAGCTGGTCGACCTTGTCGAGCGCCAGCGGGTGGCGACGGTAGGCGCTGGCATAGTGGAAGTCGGCGGCCAGGCGCACCACGTCGGGGTGATCCGACGGCCTGAGCTGCCGGATCCTCTCCTCGTTCACGACGCCTTCTTCTCGGGGTAGAGCTTCTTGTAGCCTTCCTCAACCTGCCTGACCCAGTTGGGATCGCGCTGCCCGGGGTTCCAGTAGCGCGGATCCTGCTGCATCGACCTCAGCGATTCGAGCGTAACCTCGGGCTGCTGGCTGGCCGGCGTGCCGGTGTCGCCGGTGCCGCTCAGCCCGGCGAGGCGCTCGAGCAGCTTGATGCCGGCCGGGTCGGTGCCGATGCGCTTGAACGCCTCGAGCTCGCCGGCGTCCTTGGCGGTCTTGGCCGCCCAGGTGTCGACGGCCGCGATGCGCGCCTTGAAGCTGTCGCCGAGCTGCGCCTTCAGGGTTTCCTCGGGGATCTCCTTGGGCTGCATCTTGTCGATGTAGGTCTCGATCGCCTTGGCGAACTTGGCCTGCGGCAACCCCGCCTCGAACGCCTGCTCCCGCCACCAGCCGACCATCGGGTGCTCGGCCAGCTCCTTGGGATCGACGCCCTTGAGCTCGGGCAGCGTGTACTTGTCGGCCGCGGCGGGCCGGTCCTTCAGTGTCTCGGCCGCGATCTCCTTCTTCAGATCCTCGGTCTTGGTGTTGAAGCGGGTCTCGAGCTCGCCGTAGCTGGTCACGAAGGTGGCGAGGTCGGGCTTGCCGTCCTTCTTGAACTTGTCGGGGAAGGTGATGCCGGCGAACGGGTCGGGCGTCGTCTCGAAGCGCTTGTTCTCAGAGGCGCTGGCCGGCAATGGGGGCGCTGGCGGGGACGCGGGGGGCGGGTTTGGTGCTGGCTCCGGCATTCATCATCTCCCTGTTGTGGGCGGCGATCCGCTGCGAGATGACGCCGACCACGAAGCGCATGCCTTCGAGGTGGCGCAGTTCCGCGTCGCTGGCGAACGGTCCGCACACCCGTTCTATCGAAATCGAGCGGAGGTAGTCGAGCGCCGCCTTGCCGCCCTCGCCGCGGAAGGTCACCGCCAGCACCTCGTTGATGCGCTTCTGCTCGTCGGGCTCGCGCACCACGCCATCGGGCCCGGGCGGGTTGTCGCGCAGGTCACGCTGCATTGGCTGCCACAGGCATCGCGGCCTGCGCTCCCTGCGCCCCGCCCTGCATGCCCGCGGCAGCAGGGTTGGCGGCCATGCCGGAGAGGTCCGGCTCGCCGCCCAGGCCGGCCGGCGTCTGGCCCTGCTTCGACAGCTGGTCGACGAAGCCCTTGATCTCGCCCGCCTTTCGCACGAATCGCGACGGCACGCCGAGCTTGTCGCCGACATAGGGCGTCACGTCCTCGCCCTTGATGAACAGATTGACCATCTGCGGCCCGAAGTTCTTCTGCACGAACACGATCAGCCGATCGACGTTCATGATGTCTTCCTGGTCCTGAGCACGGGCGAGAGGCGAGGTCGCGATGACCTTTACCTCCCGCCCGTTAACAACGGGTAGCTTGATGGCGCCCAGATCCTTGAGGATGAACACCACCCGCTGCATGACGGGGAAGATGAACTCCCCCATCAGGCGGCCGAAAGCTGACCCGATCTGCCGGCTCAGGTCTGCCATGCGTTCTGCAACCTCGGTCGCCGACATCGGCGTCTTGTTGGGGTTGCCCAGCATGTCGTTGTAGAGCGCCCGCTTGATGTTGGCGCGCTGCTCCTCGAGCACCAGCCCGGCGACGTTGAAGTTGCCGCCGGCCTGCACCGCCTCGACGCCACGGCTGCCCGGAGCGCGCGGGATGACGGTGCCCGGCACCAGCTCGATGGTGTCGACGTTGACGGTGCCGTCGTCGTCCATGTTGTAGATGCCGGAGATCGACATCTGGGCGTTCTCGAGCACCATCTGCACGACGAGGTTGCAGGTCTTGATCGCCGGCATGGCGTTCATCAGCGGGCCGCGGCCCCACACCGAGCCGGCTTCCTTGCCCCACCTGAAGCAGATGATCGGGCACGAGCCGGTGCCCTCGTACTTGGTCTGGTAGGCAATCGCGTTGTCGGCCTGCTTGCAGATCAGCGAGCGGTAGTGGCACTCGACGTTGGGATCGTCCCAGTCGCGCTGCACCGCGTCGATGAAATCCCACGCCTCGCCCTTCTCGCGCCACTCCGCCATCTTGTCGGCCGGCATGGTGTTGTCGGGGAACTTCACCTCGAACTGGTCGGCGGTGTAGCAGCGCATCCTGAAGAACTGGTCGAGCTTGTCGAACGGCCCGTTGGCCACGAACAGCTCGTTGATCGGGATGGCGTTGAAGCGCAGCGGCTCGACCGCGGTGCCCTTCTCGACCTCGATCGCGCCGAGCGTCACGGCCAGGTCGAGGAACGCCTCGGCCGATTCCTGCGGGAAGTTGCTGGCGTTGAGCACGTCGAACACGAACTCGGTGATCGCCTCGAGGTCGCGGTTGACGACCTCCTTGTCGGCGGCGTCGATGTCGAGCCCGGCCGACAGTTTTGCCCACCGCGTGAAATTCGGAACAATGCCGGCCTGCAGGCGGCTGGCGAACTCCTGCGTCGCGACGATCGCCGTCTCGTCGAAGATGTCGTCGATCTCGTCGTCGGCGTTGCCGCTGGAGAAGAACGCGCCGCGGCCGGGCATGGCGTAGCGCATGGCCTGGTCGAAGCGCGCCTCCTTGGGCGAGCGCAGCCGGCGCGCCCGCTCGAACGCCCGCATCACCTTCTCTTTGGTCGGCTTGCTCATCCCGTGTAGTTCGTGCCGAAGCCCGATCCCGTGTCGCCGGAAGTCAGCAGCGAGCGCATGCCGCCGCCGCGCAGCACCCTGCGGTCGGCGACCAGCTGCTTCTTCTTCTCCTCGGACAGCCGGTCGAGCTCACGCTGCCGCGCCTCCTGCTGCTGCTGCAGGACGATCGGGTCGGTCTGCGGGGTCTTGGCTTTGGGGAAGCACATGGCGCTCACATCGTCAGTTCGCGGGAGTAACCGCTGCCGCCGCGGCCGAGCAGCGAGCGCATCGACGGCGCCGCGGTGCGCCTCGATCCGAAGATGTCGGGGGCGAGCGAGATCGCCGGGGCGAGATCGGTGGACGACAGCTGCGGGGTGATCGAGAACGACAGCGCCCGCTCGGTGTTGGTCGCCGCGGTCTTCGGGTTCTTCTCGGCGGCGGGCCTGCCCAGCAGGCTGCGGTCCTCGCGGCCGCCCGCTCCACTCGATCCGCCTGCTCCGGGTCCACACATCGGCAGTCACCACTTCTTGAGGCCGACCTTGCGGCGTTTACTTAGCGCCGCGTGCGCGAACACGTCAAACCTGTGCGGCGCCTTGACCACCTTGGCCCGGTTCGGGCCGTTGACCAGCGCCCTGCCCTCGCCGCCGCCGAGCATCATGTACTGGCCGGCGTCGTGGACGTGGCTGAAGCGGTTCTTGTTGGGCGCCGTCTCGAATCGCTCCGTGCCCATCACCGCCATGCGCTTGTAGTGGTAGCCGCCCTCGGCGCCGGCGATGAAGTTGCGGCACGACGGGTCGATCACCAGGCCGGGATGCTTGTCGACCAGCCGCTCCATCGGCTGGGTCATCGCCTCGATGCGCAGCGAGGGGTCATTGGTGGCGGTCGGGCGGATCGGGATGCCGGCGCGGCGCAGCACCAGGAAGGCGGTGTCCTCGTCGGTGCCGACGCGGTTATCGCCGGTCGGATCGCCCCAGAACGAGTACTCGCCGCCGAGCTCGGCGATGGCGCCGTGCAGCAGGGTAGAAAAACGCACCATGCCCATGTTGGTGGTGACGATCTCGCGCAGGATGCGCCACGTGCCGCGCACCTTCTGGCCGAACAGGGCGGCCGGGGTCAGCCCGAAGTCGATGCCGCAGTAGATGGTGTGGCCGGGCAGCGGCTGCAGCGGGCCGGGAGCGACGTGGAGGGCGCGGTCGAAGCCGGGATAGACCGGCTTGCCGTCGGTCAGCGTGCCGTACCTGTTGCAGACGTAGACGTCGATCCAGGCATTGGTCTTGCCGGCGATCATCCGGAGGTAATAGTCGTCGTCGATGCCGCGCTGGTTCTCGCGGCGGTCGCTCATCAGGTACTTCTGGACCTTGCCGTCGACCTTGACCGGGAACATCGCGCCGGGCTGCGAGAAGAACTCCCAGCCGGCCGGGCGGACCAGCGCCGCGACCTCCTCCTCGCTCATGAACTCGGGCGGGACGACGTCGCCGGACATGATCGCCCACCAGTGGTCCTCGTCGGGGGCGTTGGTGTCCATGATGACGCCCTTCCAG